TTGGGTTTCGCGATTACATTTTAACAGGAAAATTTCATTGTCTCCACTTTTTTTTGTAAAAAAAAATGGTATTGAGGAAACATTTCTCATCAACACCATTTATTATACAACCGAAATTTTTTTAAGTTTATAAATACCTTTAAATAGTATATATAGAAGATTTTCTGTTTGAATACCGAACGAATTTTTATTATGTATAAGCATTTTAACTTTCTTTGAAAAATGATAAAAATTCTATTTTTTTGAAATTTTAATTATTTTCTTACTCAGTATTCTGAAAATAGAAGTTTCCTTGTTCATAGTAGTTCTTATATAAAAATCTCATGTTAGTCGACGTTGACTCGTATCATCCATGTTGTATTCATATGTGTACTTTCTTCGACACATGAACTCTAGTATTACTCCCATCATAATAATATCATAATCACAGAAACTTGAGTTATTAAAATAACTACTTCACATTTTCTCCTAATAATTTATGTATTTCACTATCTCATCTTTATTCCTTAGCTTTTAAAACTAAGTCTCGGGAATATTGTTATCACCTTATAATACTCCAAATAATCCTCTCGTTATATCTCCTAAAGTATCTCTCCTAGATTTACAGCTTTTAATACCGTATTCTTATAATTTTTGTCATTGATACACACATCACAAACTACCTCCTAAAGCATTCATAATATATTGCTCTTCCTACAAAGTATCGAGATGTTTTAATCTTGAAAATTTTTTGTACATTCCAAATTCTCTAAGATGTCTTTTAAATTTTTATTTATAATCAGACTTTTCACTATTTCCACATAAATTCTGCAAGCTTCTTTTGAAATAGAGTGAACATGTGTAATTTCTGAACTCTTGTCAATCTCGTCATTTGTACAATTACTAAATCTTTTTTTCATATCTTCCATATTAATTTGTCTTTCACTTTGTTTTAAGGAATCTAAAGTTGTCAACATCACGGTGATGTCGTCGGACGAAGTTCCAGTAACCTGATTATGTGTACCATATCCTTACGTATTCTCTTACAATGAAAGCTCCCTTTTTTTAATTCAAAAGAAACTCTCAAACAATCTTCAATAATGAACCCATATATTGCAGATTTTTAATCCAACATAACATTTTTACCTCTTTTTTAGTTATAGTTCAAATTTTAATATAAATTCTAAAAATACTCTGATTTGTTGAAAAAATAGCATGTTTCCAGATAGTAAGAAAATTTATATTCTACTCTAGTAATACTCTAATCAAGTTTTTTCGAAATAAGATTCCTCCTTGCCCATATTTACATTCTACTTTAGTAATACTCTAATTTGCATTGACTAGATTGCTTTCATCAATCACCTCAATTTACATTCTACTTTAGTAATACTCTAATTAGTGTCATTAAGTCATTAGAAGAAGGAAAAATTCCAATTTACATTCTACTTTAGTAATACTCTAATTCATAAGAAATTGCTTTGATATTTACAATATCAGGATTTACATTCTACTTTAGTAATACTCTAATATTTTTTCATATTTTTACCTCCTTGATTTTTTACCAATTTACATTCTACTTTAGTAATACTCTAATTGAAGAAAATAACATACAAATACCGATTTCTTTTTTATTTACATTTTACTCTAGCAATACTCTAATTTATAAAGACGAATTAAGTTCAGCTGTATTCGTAAAATTTACATTCTACTCTAGTAATACTCTAATTTAACATAAAAATCACAACCTTCCTACGTTTTGTCCATTTACATTCTACTCTAGTAATACTCTAATCTATTCGAGCAAATGTTGGAAGTGTCGCTTGGATGAGATTTACATTCTACTCTAGTAATACTCTAATTAAAAAAATTAAAATTAACACATTTTGAAAATTTAATTTACATTCTACTCTAGTAATACTCTAATTAGACAAGTACGGGCATTTAGTGACTAAAACAAGATATTTACATTCTACTCTAGTAATACTCTAATTTGTCTTCTTCTCTCACTCTCTGAAATTCTACCATCTATTTACATTCTACTCTAGTAATACTCTAATTCTTCTTCCAGTGAGAGTTTACGCTGTCCGGTTTATAATTTACATTCTACTCTAGTAATACTCTAATCGGTGATGTTGTAAATTTTAATATAAATAGCGTTTGTATTTACATTCTACTCTAGTAATACTCTAATTACTTAATCCTCATATTATCCATAATCGGAGCAACAGTATTTACATTCTACTCTAGTAATACTCTAATTGCTTGTTTCAATTTCAGGGTATCTTGCTTATTTTTTATTTACATTCTACTCTAGTAATACTCTAATTATTTGTAGCCTTTAGCCACGCTTGGGATGTCAAAGAATTTACATTCTACTCTAGTAATACTCTAATTATTCTGCATTCGGAATTAAACAATCTCGGATAAAAAAATTTACATTCTACTCTAGTAATACTCTAATCCATGAAGCTTGGGATACTGTTGTACGGTGAAAAACAGTTTGATAAATTTTTGAACTTAGTTTGAGAATTATTTTTATGTTCAGTTTGAGAATTTATCTTTCTGTCATTATTTTTTATTATATCATAAAAAGTCCTTATATTTTTCTAAGGACTTCTTTTATACATAATTTTTTAAAGGAAAATTTTTCAACAAAATAAGAGCCCGTTTAAGGCTCTTTTTTCTCGTTAGGAGTATTCTTGCTAGACTCATCTTGTTGAAGCTGTTTAAATAACTTTCTTATAGATAGAGGGAACTTTAATCCTATTTCTGCGAGGTTCTCTACGATAGAAATTCCCTCCGTCCCTATTATTTTACAAATAAGTAAGACTTTAAAAGAGGCTGGATTTCCGAAAAAAGAAACAGGGATCTTGATATTGTTTTCTAGCAAAACACGGTCTAAAGTAGCTCCTACTAAAACTACAAAAATATAAGAACATTTCTTTAATAAGCCACGATACCCTACTTTAGAAGACAGCTGTCCTTTTAAACAACTTCGAATGTAACCGGTGGCATAATCCGATACCATGAAGATAAACATCCCTCCCAAAGTCCAGTTCCACCCTCCTAGTAGAAAACCTATATATCCCGCTATCATTAGCAAGAATTGAATAATCCCTCTTTCTTTTTCCATTTTCTCTTCCCCTTAAAGTTTCAATAATTTATGCCATCTTTCATAATAAGTAACCGCTTCTTCTGAAAAGTCAAATACTGCGGTATCTATATATCCTTCATTTTTTAATTTCTTTTTCCAACTGGTTTTTCCAAAGCTACGAACAGCTTTGTACATTACATTTCTTTTTAAAAATCCAACCCCTAATTCTTTCATAATAAACAAGAAAACCTTATCGGCTAAAGTTCTGTTTATTCCTGTTGTATTAAATTCACTATATAAATAATCGTGTACAATAGCAGCTGGAGTATATTTCCCGGCAGGGGGAAAAATACTCCAAAATGCTCTTGGAACACTCGCTAAATCCGTAATAAAGCCTTTGGGTACTTTGATAATGTACCCATTTACTTCATAATAATAATCCTCTAACAGTTCCCACTGCTTTCCATTTTTTAAAGGAACAAGCTTTAAATTTGTTCTTTCATCCATCATTATTCATTCCCTTTGATATCTACTTTACGACCGGATCCAAAAATATCTGAAAACTTTTGTAGTGATTTTTCGATAATATCGACCATTCTTTTCTTGTTAATAAATGTTTGAATAATAAATCGAGCGAAAAAAGGCAATGTAGATGTTCGCTCTACTACAAATCGAATAGCAGCCTCTAATTTAGCAGCATTATCTCCGTGGTTGAAGCTTGTCTCAGCCATCACTACCGCATTATCAAATAACTGTACATATTTTTTTCGATTGTAAAAAATATATGCTACAATTCCTACTGCCAATAGCATCCATAGCCATTGCTCTTGATTAAAACTTCCCAAATACTGAATAACTTGATTCCATAAATTCATCATAAATTACCAACTCCTTTTTATTTAATATAATTACCATATTTTGTTCTTGCTTGTTCTAATTCTTTTAATGACATCAATTCTATATGTGGTCCATCATAAAATTTTTCATCATCTGTCCGCCCATTCATGTTCCAATCAGCACCCCTTCTTGCAAAAATTTTTAATTCTTTTGCACATTGAAGAATAACTTCTCCAATATTATTAAATCCTTCGCTGTCATTCCACCCTTTAAATGGATAAGGAATAAAATCAAAGGCACGGCTTGGATATTCACAGTGCTTACTATTCATCGTCTGACTTGCTCCCGATTTAACATTTTGTAACTGCTTTGCTTTACTTCTATGTCCCTCAATAATAGTAAAATCAACCCTTTGGATAGCAAGTTCTGCAATTTTTTTTAAATCTGGATGACAATCCTTTAAATTGTCTAAGCTTCTCTTACTAAATTTTGGCATTCTTTCCTCCTATTCCCATTTTATTTTTTCTATACTTTCTACTGTATCTGCTGTTTTTAATTTTGTATCTAGCTCTTTAAACTTTTTGAAGATTTCTCTTTCCCGGTCAGAATACAACTTTGAAATTTTAGAAAGTTCTTGATATGTAAAAATCTTATATGTATTATCTGCCAATCTCCATTCTTCTGTATCATCTTCTTTTAGTACTTTTGCAAGTACTCCCATGAAAATTCTGTCAAATTTTGCTCTATCTTCAGTATTTCTCACTTGAAATAAGCTCCCATTCATTTCGAGATTTTCTTTACATTTTTTATCACGAATCGTCTTCAGTTCTTCTCTTTTTCGATTTTTTACATCCTCTAATGTAATAATTCCTTCTTCAACTAACTCTTTTAAACTCTTATCAACAATTTGACTATTAACAACTTTCTGATATTTCTTGTCATAGCTATATATTCTATTATCAATGATAACTTCATTATCAGCTAATTCAATCTGTTTTCTAGCTAATTTTTCTTCTTCTGTTGCCTCTCGAATACTATCAGTTTCTTCAACATATGTTATAAAATGTGGAATATCATTTGCGATGTATTCAACTACTTCTTCTTGATTATAGTTTTCTAAACGTGTTTCGTAGCACCATTTTACTAGTGCTGTATTTTTTTTTGCTTGTTGTTTGTCTAAGTATATATACATACTATCTTCCTCCTTTTAACTTCTTCTTATCCATTGGTGTGCAGTCATGTAAGCCGGTTTTATATCAAATGATTTTCCCCCTCCAGTGTAATACAATCTATGATTATGTGTATGATTTCCTGCACTAGTGATTGCAGGTTGGGCAGTACTCGTGTTTCCTGACCATGCTTTCGAAGCATTGAAATTAATTCCAGCCGCCGCCCCTCCATCTCCACTTCCATAATTCCATGAGCCATCGTGTTTGAAGGCTCCAGAAGCCTTTGCCCCATCCCGATTTCCCTCGAAATGACCTGAAATTTCCATATTTCCACGATTATGCGAATGGGCAGATTGTGTATGGGTATGAGAGCCATTTTCATATATAGTTAATTCATGATTATGTGAAGGCATGTTATCAATACTTAATACTTTACTGTCACTTCCACCCGTTATTCGAGCACTTTCTCCATTAGCCGTTGCTCTTAAAAATCTACCTTCTATTTTTTCCCAAGTCGTGCCAATCCATATCAAAGCAGGATTTTGACTATTAGTAGTTATGTAAATATCGCCAATTCTATAAGGGCATTTATCAAGAGAATTTATAACAGCTAAAAGGTCTTCATAAAGTTGTTTGCTTCCAACCGTATCTAGCAAAAAATAAGAGGAATCTTTTTTATAATCATCCGTTTTCTCTAAATTAAATCCGCTTTTTTTCTCAAACTTAGGTTCCTTTTTCTGTATTTCTTTGTAAAGTTTATTACTCCCAACAGTGTCTAATAAAAAAGAAGAATCATTTTTTTTATAATCATCCGTTTTTTCTAAATTAAATCCGCTTTTTTTCTCAAACTTAGGTTCTTTTTCCTTTAAATTTTTCTCTATTTCTTTTATTTTTTCTTTGAAAGTTTGTAAACTAACATATCCACTCAAATCTATATTTGCATCAATTTTTGTCCCTGATGAAACAGTAAAATATATTGTAATAATGAAGCTATGCGGACTATCCTTCATAAGTGGGATATAGTCGTAGTTCTCTCCAGCATTTGCATAAGCATAAAGGACTTCTTCCCCATCGTTTCCTCTTGCATATAGCCCTAATTCTCTAAAAACTTTATTTTCTTGTAATTCTGCATTTGTAAACTGTAACTCAAGGGATACCATCGTTTTTTCTTCCCCTTGTAGTTCACATTTTGAAATAACTGCATCTCCCCATTTTTCTTTTAGAGAGGTTAAGAATCTAATTTCTTCTTCACTCTCAATATTTCCGCCACCTAACTCTGCTTTCGTAAAAGTTAAAGTTTCTGATAAATTTCCATTTATCTTCGCTTGGAGTTGCTCTCCTTTTCTACTCAATTTTAAGTGTTTGAAATAACTCATCGTATCCCCCTTATTTCAATAATCTTTGTAAACCCTATTCCAATTGCATGGTAAAAGTCATCATGAATTTTCATAGTTTGATCTAAAGCAAAGTCTGCTTTTATTTGTATTTCTTTTATAAATTGAATCCCACTTATCATATTCAAAGTACAAATTTCTTTAATGATTTCCAAATCCCAATACATCCTTGCTCCCGCTTCACAAACTTTGTTCAGATCTGGCATAAGAGCAATATGCTTTAATTGTTCTGTCATATCTATTCTAAAATTCTGACTTGCTACTTCTCCTTTATACCTAGTTTCCATTGCAACGACTTCATTTTGAGTAAGTTTTCTCGAGATTTCTAGTAAAAATTCTGTGTTTGGTAATCCATCTAAAGCACTTTTTTTAATAATCAAAGCCTGTCGGTAAGTTTCATCATCTCTTCCTTGCCTTTTCTCATCATATCTATCTCCCATAAAATCAAGGAAAATGCCATTGCATTTTAACAAGGAAGTTTGATTTTTTAATTCATTTGCTAAAGAATCAATATAATCAATCACTGAATTAAGACTTCGATAGAACTTTATATTATTTTCCTTCTGAAAATGAAGTGGTAACCCCTTGATAACTTCTTCTATCATGAGCCTTCCCCTCCATTTTTTGGCATTTCATTAAATGCTAATTGTAGAGATGTTAGCCAACTTCCTGTTCCTTTTTTTCTGAATTTCAAATCAAAATCAGTATATTTGAAACCTTTCCCGCACATCCATTCAGATAAAAATGTTCCGGGAGAAAGTAAGGCTCCAATCCCTGCACTATCAATGTATTCTTCCAATATTTTTTTGATTTTCAATTCATCAGGACTTTTTATCAATAACTTATATTCCACTTGTACTTCCGTCGGTCTGTCAAAGCGAATTATCTCTTTATGATTCGGGACAGAAGTATCTACTTGAACCTCTACACTTCCCTTGGTATCCGGAGTGTGGATGTGCATATAGATAGTATGTGCTATTTCTTCTTTAATTCCCCCATCTACCACGATCCATATTGTTTTAGGAGCTAATCCAAACTTATCTACTTGCATCGTGTTATTTCGAATACCATTTGCACTTTTTACTCCCGGTAATCGTCTAACAGCATTGATTACTGGCTGTAGGCTCCATTCTCCTTGTCCATTTCCTGCCAAGTACCTTTTTAAATACTCATAGTCTGTTTCTGCAGACAAGCCACCTTCTCCAATTTCTGTATTTTGTACATCAATAATATTAGCAGGAGCTTTAATCACAGTTTCTATGCTATTTTTTTGAATGTTGCCTTCTGCACCTTCGAACATTGCTCGAAAGGTAATTATTTTACTCTTCGAAGCATCTACTTCAAATCGTTCTATATTTTCAAATTTTTGTCCATTTTTTGATTGAATTTGGATATCTCCTTCGATTACATCTACAAAAGCAGTAGCCGTTACTTTACAGCGAATTAAAGCCTTGCTTCCAAATCTTCGAGGGAAAAAATATAGTAAATTATCCAGCTCTTCCGCTTGAGCTGTGTAAATATTCAATCCTTTGGCTATGGAAATAATCTTATCTTCTAAATAAGTGCATAGATAGATAAAAGGAGCAACAAACTTATAGTAATCTCCCGTTTCGTTAACATTGAAATCAGCCCCGAAATTTTCTTTTTTCTTTGCTTCATTCTGAGCCATTTCCATTAGTCCATGAAAGCCTTTGGTTTCTAAGTTATGCAATTAAAGTCACCTCTCTTTCTATCCTGCTATATTTTTTATGTGTTAAATATAGCTTTGCTTTTAATGTTCGCCCTTCTTCTGAAATAATCTCATATTCTACTGCATCTAATTCTTTTGAATACCATTCCATAAGTTTTCCTTTGATGTGTTCTAGCTTGTATTCTGCTACTTTTTGCCCAAATATCATCCGAATATTTAATCCCAATTTTTCATTATAGAAACATTCTGTGTCGTATATTTTTAAAGAATTAACAACTCTTTGCCAAAATTCATCTATTCCTTCTACAATTCCAAACTTCCATTCTCCATCTTTCATGTTTACCGCTATCATGCAACCCCTCCTGTATTATCTGTTCCCGGAGTGACATTGGTATGCTTGTGGTTCTTCATGCTTTTTCCTGCCGCAACCACATCTTCTTTCCCGGATACTGTACCACTACTGCTGATATTTCCATTTTGTGTTGTATCCCCTGTCAAGTCCATGTTTCCCGTTTGCTTTTTATTTCCTGTTTGCTCTATATTCCCTCTTTCTAGTCTATTTCCAATGATTCGAATATCGCTTGGAAATTGTAAATTTTCCTTCATATTAGGAATTGTAAATGGCAAGATAAAGCCACTGTTCAAATTATTTCGTCGATTACTATCCATGATTTCCAAAGAACCTTGACTAGCATAAGAAGAAATATCAAATGTCAACACAAAATATGGCATAATATCCCCTACTTTTACATTCCAATCGAAGTGATCTGTTTTATCTCCTAACAAACCTACCGGGATATTTCGCAACGGTGGTAATTCTACCCCATTCGGAGAAAATAAAGGTTGAGCATCCACAAACCGATTGGCTCTAATTTTTATAATTTTTACTAATAAAATTCTAATATCTTCTATCATTTCAACACCTTCACTTCCAGTTTCATATTCCAAGTATCTGCCAGAGAAAGACTAACTTCCTCTACTTGTACCAATCCGAATAAAGTATCGCTATTTATAGAAAGAATATCGCCTTTTTTGATATAGTGAATAGGAAAACATTCAATAGTATAGTCATACTTATTGCTTTCTCTGATTGTTTTCTTTTTCTTTTTTTTATCAAATTTATCCTTTTTATCAGTTTCCTTTTCTTCTTTTTTGTTATCATCTTTCTTATGTACTTTTACTTCTTTTTCCTGTTTTTCTACTTCTTCTGGATTATGAATTAAACCACTTTCAAAACTCAAATGTATAACTTGATTCTTTGCTTTCTCTGTGTAAATATAGACATCATCCGCCTTTACTGTCATCTTGCTACCGGAGTCAAACACAAGCTCTCTCAATTCTTGAAACCCTTGATTGTAACAAGTATAACCGTTGGTATATACTTTATCTTCCTTTAATTCCATAGACACTAAATTTAATCCCAATACCTGTATTAGGGCTTGAATCGCTTCCGATATTCTTACATTGCCATCTAAACTAATAGAAGCAATTTTAGAGCTGTTCTTTGTTCTTTCTGAGCAAGTTAGCTCTTGTACAAAATCTCCATTCTCTTTTCTTTTTTTCTTTTTAATGACTTCATATTTCGAGTAATATCCCACATCAGAATCATATCCAAACCAAAGTTCAATCTCACTTCCTACTTCAATGATTTGGGATAAATTGTATATTTTTATGTTTGCAACTCCAACCTTTCCTTCTTCTCCAGTTTTTGCATCTACTTCAAATTTTAGTCCGCCATTATCTTTATCCTCAATTTTTACTCCGTTGATGATTAAAAAAGAATTTCTAGGAAACAAGGGACGATTTGCTATAATGGTTTGCATATTACTCCTCCACTAAAATTTCTATTTTATCTATATTCTCATAAGTTATTTTTACAATGGTTCTATCCTCTGTGTTTGGAATTAAGAATGCTTTTGGATACTTATGATTAAAATTTCCTTTTTCATCCACTAGCTGATTAAACCACAAAGGAATTCCAAATAAAATCGGTTCGTTAGGATATAACAGATTTCCATCTGCATCATACAAAGTGACATATACCCTTTTATCATAGCTATTGTATGTATATTCAAATTGAAAATTTTCTCCTGCTATGTTGACATCCGTGATGTACGGAATGGAATCTTTTGCTATTTTAATACTATTCATAATCATTTCCTTCCGGGCAATTTGATGCTTTCGCTTTGTAATTCCCCTTCCCAACTGTTTTTAGCATTTTTATTAAGTTTTACAGTACTTAATGAATTATTTTTTACTTTTGTCTTTTTAGAAACAGTAGGCTTTGCTTTTTGGCTAGGAGCAGGAATCATAGATATATGAGCTACTTGCACCTGTACAAATGAAATTGTAAATTCTGTATAGTATAAAGAACTTATCGTATTTTCAATGTTTGTAATTGCCAAATTCTGATATTGTTTGATTAAATATAAAGTGACCAACTTTCTTTGATTTCTAAGTTGTAAAATCTGTTCAAATAAATTTCTATGATTATTCCCTACTATCTGTACTTTAAAAGACATTGTGATAGGATCATTCGAAATGTTATCACTTATCTGTGTTCCATCATCAATGGGAGTAGTCGGAACTTGATTGGAAAAAGTCTGACTAATTCCGGAAACGAGCTGTAACTCAATATCTTCTAAAATGACAGGAGGAGACTTTTTCACAAAGCTATCTAAACGATTCGAAATCGAGTTGAAAGAGCTAATCATACTGCTTACTTTGCTCATGATGTTTGTTATTGAAAACATATTAAATCTCTCCCCTCATAATTTCATGTTCCTCTTCTCTTCGTTCTATTTCTTCCCGAACAATTTCTCCTACTTTTTTCCAATCTTGTTCTTTATTTGCCGTAATCGTAAAATAATTATTGACCTCCAATTTTTGAGAACTCTTAGAATTTAAGTTAGAGACAGTTTGGGTAGATTGATCTACTTCTGAAAAATTTTGATTTTCTTCCTTCGTTAATACCCGTTCCCCCTGATGAAGTTCTGCGATATAACCATCGTAAGGAACATAATTCAATCCTTTTGCATGACTTCCATCAATTCCCAGATTGCTTCCCTCGTCAATTCCTTTTTCCTTGAAAAAAACGGAAATACCGGGAATGGATTTTATTTTTTCTCCTAATCCACTGAAAAAGCCTTTTATCTTTTCCCATACTTTTTCAACATATCCAAGGACAAAGTCAAAGGCAGAAGATGTCGTTGATTTTAAATTTTCCCAAATGCCACTTATCTTTTCTAATAAAAAATTTCCAATCTGTGCAAATTTTGCTTTTATCGTATCCCAGTTTTGAATCAACAATTTCCCAATTGTAATCAAAAGCCCGAATGGAGTGCAAAGGAAAAAGATTTTCTTTCCAAATTCCCAGATAGCTAGTCCAAAGCTCTTCACTTTATCCCACAAAGCCATCATTTTTTCTTTGATAGTATCCCAATTCCTGTATAGTAATATTCCTAATGCGATGGCAGCTCCTATGGCAAGCATCCATGGATTAAATCCGGATGTAATGATCCCTATTGCCTTTTTCATAGCTCCTATGGCAACAATGACTTTATGTATCACAAGAAGTCCTAGGATAGCTCCAGCTAAAGGGATTAGTACTTCTTTCCACTTCATCATAAAGGAAATTGCTTTTTCCCCCACTGTAATCAATCTCGCTATGTTTTTTCCGATATTTTCTGCCATTTTGGTAAAAGCTCCAGACTCTTGCATTTTGACAAGATAGTCAGAAAAGGGAATCAATACTTTATCTCGCAAAATTTGAAAAGGAGAGTTTTCAATAACATCTCCAAATTCATTGGTTCCCATCAGTGTCGCTAGTCCTGATTTTAATCCCCCTTGAATAGTAGAAATAGCCCCTTTGAATGTTCGAGCTTGCTTTTGCATAGCTCCCCCAAACCGGGAGTTCATCATTTCAAACAAAGTCTTATTGAAAAGCTCCATATCTTCAATTTGTCCTTTATTATTAAACAAAGTTAAACCTTGTTTCTTTCCAAATTCTGCAAGCATATTCTTTGTAATTCCGAATTCCTTTAATCTTTCTAATTCTCCTGTTTTTGCATCCGCTACTGCTTCAATTGCTTGGTCAAAAGATTTTCCCATCCCCGCCGCCATATCTCCAATCATTTCTAGATATGTTCGCTTGGTTGTATTTAATACTCGATCTCCTTCAATTCCATACGATTGTAATTTGGTCATCCCGCTTACAACTTCTTCTGTTTCAAAAGGAGTTCGATTTGCAAAACGGCTCCCCCAAGCTAGTTTCTGCCTTGCTGCATTAGGATCTTTCAAGACTGTTTCTAGGGTATTTCTATACTTTTCTAAATTCGCTGCTCCTTCAATTCCTGTTTTTAAAGTAAAGCCCGCTGCCAATGTTCCTAATATTCTTTTAAATATCCCTCCCATCGTGCTAGCTTTTGCTTGTGCTCTCTCAAACTGTTGTACTGCATAATCTCCAAAACGCTTTAAATGTGGTTTTGCAAGGGAAATTCCTCGAGCCATTCCTTTAAAAAGAATTGTAGATTGAAGCTTTTGCTTCATTTTCTGAAAAGTCCTAGAAACACTCTGAAAAGCTCCTGTTGTTGTATTTCTTACTTTTAATAAGAAAGGAGAATGAAATAAGCTCTTAGTGTTAGAAACTGTTCTTTGTATTCTTTGCAATACACGAGAAGCATTGTCTTGCACATTTGCTCGCATTTCTACACTTGCTCTGTCCTTTAATGCTTGCACTCTTTTGCCCACTTCTTGTATTTTCTTAAAGCCGTCGCCAATAAGACTATATTTCGTGACTAACTGCTCTATCATGTCTTCATCTCCTTTCTTACTCTTTTTATATAATCATCCCAAGCTAATTGGAGTAACATGTACTCCTCATAGCATAAATTTTCAATAGACTTTTGAAAATATGGGATTTTCATTGCAAAACTTAAATCAAATCGCCCTTGTTTCACTTCCCGCATTTTCTTTAAAGTGATCAAGGAAAAGTAAGGGCGTATTTTGGAAGTCAGTAATCCAACTTACGATATTTTCTAAAGCGGAAAAATCAAGGTTGAAAAATTCAATATCTCTAGCTTCTACCGGATATGCTATAAATTTTTTCAAAATTTCTTCTGCACTCTGCATTGGATCTTTCATATTTGCTATTTTTAAATAGGAATCTGTAGAAATTCTTTCGATTCGGAAAGGAACATCTATATGTTGAAATTCTTTTGTCAACATCTTCAAATCAAATTCCAAAGCTCCTAACCCTTCTGTTTTAAATAAAACATTTGAAATATTTTTTTTCGCTACTCCTTCTAAAAATTCTTTTTTCTTATCTTTGTTTTCCATCTTAATTCATGACCTCCGTTACTCCCACACAAATTAAAGTAAATTCCCTAGAGTCAGACTCATTATCATTTGTCAATTCTCCTTTGTTTACCCCGATTTCTTCGATATTCACTCCTCGTTGGTACTTTTCAATTGAAGAATCTCTGAAATATCCTGCCCCGGTCGTTCCTCTCTCAGCAGCGTTTAATAAGATTTTTTCATCTTCTGTCCCGGTAGGAACGGTAATGGTAATCGTCATATTTGGATCCGGAGAATATAGCAACCGTCTGCTCCCATCTAAGCTTTTATCTGACTGTTTGAACCGGTCTTCAGGAGCCCCTACGGTAATACTTCGAGGAGACTTGAATGTATATCCATTAAATCTTAAAATCTTTTGGCTTAAATCTACGCTCATTAGTTATTCCCTCCTATGTTTTTATTTGTTACTTGTAGTGTTAAGTCAATAAAATATCCCCAAGTCGCAAGTCTAAATAACACTCTAGGTCTGAATAGTCTTTGCTCTCTTTCTGTATTGGTTTGTGTTGTTGGAAATACTTTATATTCATATTTTCCATTCGATATAGCTATCAAGTTATTTTTTCCCATTTCTTCCATAACTTTTGTTAGAGTCTCATCCATCAATAAGTATCCTCTGTCGTCTTGCCGGAACCCTTCTTTGATTAACACCTTTTGAATATTTTCTTGCATATTGATGATAATGCAGTCAATCGCTGTCGTCTCATCTAAATATGTCCCGGATGTTGCTACTCCACCATTTGCTACAATATATCCTTCCGAAGTTCTTTTTTCTGTAAAAGTAATGTTATTTTTCGATAACTCTGGCTTTTTAGAGCTTTCTGTATCTGCAGTAACTCCACTTAATTCAATCATGGATACTCGGTACCCTGCCCCTTTCGTTACTACAACCCCGGCATATGCTGCTGCCTTGTATTCTCTATTCTCTGTTTCTTCCATAGATGGTGACCAATATGGCAAAATTCTATCTGATTTTACAGTATCATCAATAGGATATTTCTTTATTTCTGCGATATAGATTCTTCGGTTTTCTATTAAAAACGGTCGTAAAGCTTTCATTAAATCTGCGGTATCAAAAGTAGTAATGACTGCATACCATTCTTTTTCCAAGTTTTCATTTAAAGCCTCTTTTACCTTATCTTCCATTTTCGTTCCATCTTTTGGAGCTTCTATTCCAATAATTCCAAAAAAATCAGGTTTTAAGATGTTTCCTGAGCCATCTGTTTGGCTCAAAAAGGTTTCTACTAACTTGTAAACCTTTGAGTTATTTCCAAAATCCTTTGCCACATCTGCAGAGTTCATATAGTATTTAAAATCTGCATTTTTATCATCTGTAATAATCAAAGTTTTATTCAAAGCCGCTACGGTGATAGGAACTTCTTTTTCTACTACAATTTTGACAGGTTCTCTATAAATTGCCATATTTTCCTCCTATTCATTGATTGAAATTAAATTACTATTTTTCTCTCCGGATACTTTTGGTAAGTGTCCATCCCATTTTTCAATTGTCATTTTTCTGATTAACATTGGGCTTAAAGATTGGGCTTCTATTTGATTTGCTTTCGCTTGTAGTTCTTTCTCTTTTAATTGAAATTCTGCAATTTTTACTCTGTTTTCTTGCTCTACCAATAATTTTGCTTGTTCTGCTTTTGCTTTTTCTACTGCTTGCTCTGCCACTTTCTTTTGCTCAATTGCTTTTTCATACTCATCTGAAAAATCATGATTTACAATACTTACATTGCTTACATTCATTCCATATTCTGCTAAATCATCCGAAATATCTTCATTGATAATTCTACTAATTTCAGCCCGTTTTGAAACAAATTCTTCAATGGTATATTTTGCTATCGTAGCTTGTACCACTTCCTTTACCCTAGGTCGTACAAAACGGTATTCGTACTTACTTTGAAAAGCCCGATATAGTTTTTCAGGATCTGCAATATTTGCCTGCACTGTCAAATCAATATGAATGGACTGCATGTCCTTTGTAGATACTTCTAAAGTCGTGTCAGCTTCTTCCGTTTTTCCAAAAATATATGTTTTTTCTCTTGTTTCTACAAAAGCTTTGGATTCAATGAAAGGCACTTTAAAATTTAACCCTTCCGTATCAATACGGCTTATTTTCCCAAATCTTGAAACAACAGCAACTTCTCCAGTATCTACCGTGTAACAATTGGTAAACAATAAGCCTAAACTAAGTACAAATAAAATGATAAGTCCAATAAAACCAATTTTTTTCATATTTCTTTCACTCCTTATTTTTTCTTTATTTTTTCTTTCTGTTCGTTTGCAATAAGTTCTATTTCTTTTGCTAAGAATACTTCCCTTTCTTTTGTCACTCTCATGTATTCAAAAGTAATTTGAAACATAGCACGATATTCATACTTATCTTGAATAATTTCTCTCAATATACTTACATTCGAATACTTTGCGATACCTGCTCGAATTCTTCCCCATTCATACCGAAGTTGGAAAAGAATTAACTCTCGTAATTCCATTGCTTTTTCGAATGCTTTCTCTTCTGTATCCGCATAAATATCAAATTGCACTTTGGCTTCTGTCCGATATTCTGCTTTTTCCATATAGCTTTCTTTTTCTTTCTGTTCTCCTGTTGCTCCAAAGAAGTCATGACTTTGTGCTTGAGTTACATAATATGTTGCGTATGGTTTCTCCGGAACTTTCTTATCCGTATAAGCTGGTATAATCTGAAAAGGATTGATTTTATTTAATAGTTCTATCACTTTAGCTATCATCTTTCGTACTCCTTTTCAAAATATAGGTTTTTACATCAGCAATATAGTCAAAATTTGTGTTTTCTATTACTTGCCATTTCTCTCCCCGAATCAGTGCCATGTCCCCTAGTTTTAACTCTGCTTTTGTAAAAAGTTCTATGTCTTCTAATGTGATTGCCCCTTGTGGATAATACTTCAAAATGTCAGCAGAAACAGGCAAATAAACCCCTTGAATCGTTATTTCTTTTTCCCTTTCATTTTCCCATTTCCCTTGTATCCATTGTCCTTCTTCTTTTTGCAATATCACAATTGAAATCATATGCTTTTTTAACAATAATACTTTATCCATCTTTACACCTCAGCAAAATCACTTACATAAATAACTCTCCCATTTTCTAATAATTGCCATCGAATTGCTTTTATAAGAAATCTGTTATCAATCAAAGGCTTGTCATTGTTTTCTTGCTCATTTTTCAATTTCTGTTTTAAAGTACTAGTCTTATTTGGCTTTGCCCAGCTAGAAGCAGATGCAATACTTGCAATGATCATTCCTCGTATTGTTTCCCCGATTTGCATGAGTGCCACTCTTCCTGTAATACTTCCTGCTAATACTTCTTGTAGTTTCCCATTTATTAGCTTCTTAATCATATCTTGATTACTATCAATGGCATGTTGCATAAAAGGTCTTGGTGGAATATGCTTAGTTCCATATTCATTCCAAATAGCATATTCTAAGATTGTTGCCTTGTTATCTTTCCCTTTTCGTTCTCTATCAATTGCCAGAATTCCAATTTCCACTCTATGTTTTGATAGATATTCCATTTCTTCTGCAATTTCTACAATCCCCATAGCTATATCTCCACAATTCCAAAAAAGTCCCGGACTCCTCTTATAAAATTATCTGATTGCTCAATTTTACTTAAGAAAGTATAGGAAATCCCCCGAATGCTATATGACTTCAAACCTTCCTCATTTGACCTTGCTTCATTGATAAAGCTACAAATAAAGAAAAGCAAATCTTCCGGTAAGGTTTCATACCCTGCAATGTACTCGATTTCTACATAAGCATTTTTTGGAATAATTTCATCGAAAATGACTTTTCGATTTACGAAATCGAAGGGGAGTATTTTACACCCGCTAGAAGCGTTCAAAACCCTTTCAATTTTCTTTCGAGGAAGAAAGACATAATTCTTATCAAGTCCACTTATCAAAGTTGTTATTTGCCCTTTTACAAGCTCATAGCCAATTTGTCTTTCTATCTTCTTGATAATGGCTTGGATATAAAAATCTAAAAGTTTCTCATCTTCTATTCCTGTCAGGCTTTTCGCTATTTCTACATCGTATTTCATTTTTCTTTCTTCTGCCATATACTCACCTACCAAGTAGTCGGAAAGGGAGAGCTCTCCCTTTTCCTATTTTTTCACAATTTTTACGAAACATTCAGGAAGTTGTACTCCTACTCCGACACCTTTTTCAAAGTAGTATTTTGTCAATCCTTTTGATGTCAATTGATCTTCCAATCTCATCATCATTTTTGGATTTTCTAATCCTAGCAATCCATCGTTCATGTTTCCTAATATAGAAACAACATCAGTTTTTGCTACCGCAGTTGTAATACTCTTTAATCCAGAACCATCTGATTCCACAATTTCGACAGGTCGTGTCATCAAGGTTCTTTGTGTTCCAGTATTCAAATCTGTAATATAGAAGTCTTTTTGTGCATTTTTTAACTTTGCAATTTCTGCCCATGTTTCTTTTCTCATATACCATTTTGCTTTTTTTGCATATTCTGTTGGTAATGCATAGTAAGCATCAATCAAAGACTCTACAAAAGTCGTATTATCTGTTGTGTCAATTTCTACTTTTGTAGTAACATTCGTATCTTTTAAGATACCCTTTGGCATATTTGTTCCACTTCCGTTGAATACTGCATTCGCTAAAGCTAAAGATAGTGCATACAATACTCTATTTAATAAGAAAGTTGCATATCCTACATAGTTGGTTGCTAATAGTTTATTCGTTACAACCGGCATCGCATACAATTGATAGATATTTACAATTACTTGATCCAATTTTGTCACGGAAGTATCTTCTCTCTCTTCTACTTCCCCAACCCAACCGGTTTCAGGCAAACCTACCATTTCTCTAGGAATTGTAATACTTCCATCACTTGTTTGTACGAAAGTAATATCTTTTAGAACCGAGTTAGATTCTTGGATTCTTTCCAGAATTTTAGTGACTAAAGTTGTTTTAATCATGCTCTTTCCTGTACTAGACCCTGTTTTTCCATCTCCTACTGTCATATCTCCAAATTCAATCTTCGTTTCTCCTGAGAAAATGTTATCTTTCTTAGCCCCATTTTCATGAACAGATAATAAGATAGCTTTGAATTGTTCTGCCTCTGCAACTTCCTTTTCTGTTGCTTGGAAGTCTGCTTTTAATCCTTTTAGCACTTCATTCAAATCATTCAATTGCTTTGAAAAAGTTTCTTTCACATCTTTTTCTAAGCTTTCTTTCAATCCTTCAAATTGTGTTGTTAAATCTGTAAATTTTTCTGGCAATGCCTTGATTTCTTCATCTGTACTTGCCTTTAATAAATCCTCTTTAAATGTTGATAAAACCCCTGTCATCAATGCAATAATTTCTTCTTTTGTCATTTTTTCTCCCCCTGTCTTATTATTAAATACTTTTGTTACTTTGCTCCCCGGAACAGATGCTTTTGGTGTTAAGCTCCCTTCATAAGCCTCAAACTGCAAAATATCCATATAATATTTCCCATTTTCTGAATATTCTTTATATTGTTTTATGAAACCGCCCACGGACATTTCAAATTTAATTCTAAATTCTTTCATCAATGAGTATATCTTCACTGCTTCAGGATTGATGTAATTTCCGTTCTCATCTTTTGTTAAATGAAATTTTCCTTCTACTTCAAAGCCTTTATCTGTCTCCACTCCTACCAGTGTTCCAATAGGTATAATGTTTCCATAATGGTTGTACTGAAGAAACAAAGTTTTACCTTCATTGCACTTCATACTTCCTTTTTTAAAACGATAATACCCTTTCGCAGTGTTATCTCCTGTCATACCAACCAATATCCCGGTAAATACTCCCTCTTTTTCTCCACTTTTAAATTCTTCCATGCTACAAGAAAAACTAATATTTTCTTCGTTAGAAAAATTTAATTTCTGTCCTTTTTTTGCCATTTTTCCTCCTATCTAAAAATGATTAAGCAACTGCATCTTACTACCTCCGATGCAGGTAATCCTGCTTCGTGCGGATACTCTGCTTCTACTCCATTTTTTAGCTTATATTTCTCGTCTATCTTGACCCATTTGCCGTGCAATTCCTTATGATGTTGTCGATACATCTTTTTTCCCCCTACATGAATCCAGCACTTTTCCTTCATTCCTATTCGCTTTGATGTTTCAAAGCTTGTAGTATTGACTGATTTTGAAGTCTCTGTCCTTGCAATCGTGCTCGCTCTTTGCTCGGACATGGCTTTCACAGAATTTCGTATTTGTGATACCATTTCTTTATGTGAAATTCCTGCCTCTTGCCCATTTGTGATAATACGATTTAAAATTTTCTTAGTAGTATTTGTCATTCGAGTTGCTTGCTTTGCCGCATTCTGTTGATTCCATTTTTTTAAGAAAGAGTCCCGAATTCCTTTGATTACTTTTTCTGTCAATTTCTTTTTGTAGATGTTTTGAAAGCCTTTCAAAGTTTCTTCGAATGTGTAATAATAGAGTATTTCCATTTCGTCTTTCAACTTCTTGTATAGCCATTCGAAGTCAATAGAAACGATAGTTTTCAAATCATATTTCTCGCCATTGTCTTTTAGAATTTTTTTCTCAAACTCTAAAAATACTTTCGAAATTCTCTTTTTATTCCTCGAAGAAAGTCGCTTTTCCAAAATTTTTAATTTCTTTATTTTCTGCACTTCTTTCTTCATTCAAGATCCTCTTCCTTTTCTCCTTCTACTGTGCTTGGTTCTACTGCTTCTTCTAATGTCACATCTCCGCCGCTAAGCATTAAGACATCTCCTCCATCCAATGATTCCAAACTTAAATCTGTTAAGTCTGAAATAATTTTTCTATACTCATTGATAGTTACTCTATTTTTGAGAGGCTCCAGCTTGCTTATAATCTGCCCAATGTCGTCTTTTAGTTCGTCAATATCAGAAATATCATAATCAATTTCTTCCCCTTGTTTTAAATAGTCTGCTAGCAAGTAATTTAGCCAATTTTTCAAATTGTTATAGAAAGGAATGACTGCCTCCCGGTATAGTTCTTTTTTTGCATGCCTTCTATTTTCATAAGTGCTTTCTCCCCCTCCAACAAGTTCCGCAGGCACATCGGCTGCAATGGCTGCTCTTTCATGAGCCTTTTGTTCTGCTGTTACCCAATCCGCATCCACTGGAGCTCTTGAAATATCTTGATACTTTAATCCGGAACCTGTTATCATTGGTTTTCCTGCATTGCTAGCTCCTCCATAATGTGCTTCGTAATTAGCCCGAATTTCCTCTCTATCTTCTTTATCTACTGCTCCTTCTGTTGTAAAAATTCCTCCCGGTTTCCCTAAATTTTTAGCTAAACTCCAGTTCCAAATCCATGCTTTTGCCGAGTATGCTCCGAAAATAGCCGTTGCATTGTGTTTACTATACCCTTCACCGATACTACTGTTACTTACTCCATCAATAACATTGCTGTAGTTTGGGCTTCGTATCCACATATAGTTTTTCAAATCATCTCCAGTAATGCTTGATGAAGGATTCATGATTCGAATTTCTCGTATTCTTCTCCCATCGAAATATACTGTAAAATTTGACGGATTATGAATATATAGGTCTGGCTTTAAACTAGGAAGACCTCGGACAAGTTCTAATAGTACCCCGTTATCATGACCTTCCATCCAGACTATTAAATAATCTATAAAATCTTGAAAACTTGTATTTGGATTTATCATCTTAAATAATCTACTTAAAGGATGATTTTCTAATATTTTTTTTCCTTCTTTTTCTCTTTTGTAAACTGCCATTTTTACATTTTGACAAGCCTTTATTTTCTTTGTCAAAGGCAAAATAAAGGACGGTTGTTCTGTAATATTTCGCATATATTCATCTTTATTAAATGTTTTTTCTGATAATATTTCAAAAGAACAACCACGAAAAAACCAGTTTCTTACATATTCCCTAATACTCATAGACAAACTTCCCTCTTCTCATATCATTTTCAAACGCATAACGAGTGGCATCAATCGTATGATTATCTCGATCGCACAAGCGAGGTAAAGGATTTCCATCTCTATCCGTGTCATAGTCAATCATTTCAAATTCTCTCGCAATGTTTGGAGTTCTAGCTGGATCAATCACAATTGCTTCTAAGCTTCCCAGCCATTTCTCTCCGTATTCTACAGAGCCTTTTCCTTTTTTCGCTCCCCAAGCAGCAATATCATATTCTTTTAATTCATCAATGCTCTTTGGCTCTGCACTATCACACATTACAATTTCATCATAATTCTTAGAAAGAATGTAGTGTGCTAGCTCTCGATTCTGTCTCTTAACACCGTAATACTCATCCAAAGCATATATAATACGCTTCTTCTTATCGTATCCCCAACGGACAAAAGCGACAGGATCCACTCCATAACCCCAGTCAATTCCATTTCTAAACTTATCCAATCCTGCAATTTCTTCTTTTAAAATTGCTCTAAAATCCAAATTAGGAAAAGGAATGATTCCATTTCCAATCGGCTCTCCTAAATAAACATGCCGATATTTTATTTCATTTTTTTGTTTCAACTGCTCCGCCTCTTCTCTAAACTCATCCGAAATATATGGATTGTCCAAATAAGTAGAATGATGAATGTATACCTTTTCCTCTGTTGCGGAAAAACTATATTTTTTATTCACCCAGTTATGCTTCATTTGTGGCGGATTGTATGAGAAAAAGCCTTTATACTTTAGCCCTTCCCGTAACTTTCCTCTTAAAATTGATTTCATCACAGTTTCCACCTCATCTTCATTTTTAAATTCTGCCAATTCTTCAAACCAAAAAAGAGCCAACGGAAAAGCCGATGTAACAATGGATTTAATTTTCATAGGATCATCTACCCCGGCGAATATAAATTTATTCCCTCGTTCTCGATAGATAATTTCAAGAGGAGATAAACGGTATTCGAAATAATCTTGTAATCCCATATATTCAATCGCCCATTTGATTTGCTCATATACTGATTTCTTTAAAGTTTCCCCAACTTTACGAAAACAAATACAATTCACAGGATTTTTGATAAGTTCTAAAACTAGAATGATAGCAATATGCGAAGATTTGGAAGAACCTCTTCCCCCTTTTAGTACATATCTTGTATATTCATCACTTTTCCAAGCTAAGTAAACAGGTTGAAACGCTGGAGTAATCCAATCACTCAGATTTCTTTTTTTTCGATTCTTTAATGTCATCTACGATTAGCACCCCTCTTTCACTTGCTTCTTCTCGCTTTTTGATTTCTTTTTCTCTCTCACTTCGAAGGCTCATTTTTTCAAGAATATTGACAAATTTTATCAAAGCATCCGCAATCTTTGGATCCTTTAACGTTTCCGGATCTTCTAAGATTTTTAAAATCATTTCTTTATGAGCTTCATCCAATATATCCGTCATATCATCAAGGGTAATTTCTGCCAGTTTTCTAGCTTTTTCGAACTCTTCTTTGTTCTCTTTTATCCATCTATAAATAGTGCCTTTTGACTTTCCAAGCTCTACTGCGATTTCTTCTGCATTCTTCCCATCTGCATATAGCTTTTTTGCTCTTACTTGCTCAACATTCACAGAACCTCCCCCTTTCTTTTTTATCCTTACACTTATATTGTGCCTACTTTCCCTTGAAATCTCTTGGAAATTTTGGAAGTTTTGGAAGTTTTACAAAAAAAATAAAAAAGACGAGATTTTTTATTTCTCGTCTTTTTTTTCTATCTTATTTCTCTCTCTTATCCCCAGTATCCGCTGTCTTCTTTTTTTTCACATTCTTTATAGTAATGATTCCAATCTAATGCAAATTGAAAATCTTTTTCTATCTTCCGAATTTCATCCCCAAGCTGTTTTATTAACTCTTTTCTTGTTTTTTCATTCGCATACTCGGGAATATCAATTCCTTCCATTAACATATATAAAGTGTTGTAATTATGAATATAAAAGATATTTTTTTCACTATCATATTCTTTTAATGATTTCAATAATTCCAAAGTAATTTCTGCAAAAATTTCTTTGTTCTCCTCTTCTTGCAAGCCTTCAAACATTCTTGCAAAATCTACTATGAAGTTTTGTTTACTCCCCTCTTTATAGTCTTTTTGATAGAAAACTAAGTTGCTAATAGCAAAGTATTCTTTTCCATAGAAAACATCTTGATGTTCCTTTATAAACTCATATTGAAATGCTGTTCCCTCTATCATATATTCACGAAAATCAACCGCTGCCGAACACAATAAATTATCTTTTAAATTTTTGATTAACATACATATCACTCCTTATTTTATTTGATTTTTTAGTTTTGAAGTGATATAATTAAAGTGTAGTGGTGATTTTATATCACTTCTCTGAAAAGCAATGAGCTGGCGGGCTCTTGCTTTTCTTTTTTTATTTCTTTTCTCTTTCTGCAATTAAAATTTTCAACTCCTGCAATTCTTCTTCACTTGCAAACTCTCTGATAAATCTCTTTGTATTGCTACGCATCGCATTTATCTTTTTTCTTTCCTTGTTTTTGGGATCCTTCTCTAGCCATCTCTTTTCTGCTTCGTACTGCTGTTCTTGTGTCCTGTATCCTTTTCTTTTCTTTTCTCCCATATTTACTCCTTGACTTTTATTTTTAAATGATATACACTATATGTAACCAGTAATGTAAAATCACAAAATAAGAATCTATGGAAGAAAATTTCAAAGGTTCTTATTTTTTTTTAACCATTTGTAAAAGCGATACCCGAATTCCACTGTTTTTACAACACATAGAATAACTACAGCTACTTTCCACCATTCCATTCTCTTTACCTCCTTTTTCTTTTTTAAGAGGGAGGGGAGGAAGGGCTTAACGCCCTTTGTACCTCCTATACTGTTTGATTAACCACTTTGTAATCCTTATGATGTAATCAACTGTGGTTATTGTCAAAACAAGTATCCCCCAGTAATGTAAAATCATTTTTTGTTTTACCTCCCCTCTTGAATATATATTATCATATGTTTAATCATATGTCAATAGTTTTTTCATTTTTTTATAAAAATTTTAGGAATGTTTTCACACGATAAACGCAAGATATTTTTCATGAATTTCCAATGTTTTTTTCACGATTTCTTATGAATTTCACAAGATACTCGCACGATTTTAAATAAAAAAAAGACTACCCTGAAGCAGTCCTTATATAAAAAAATCAGGGATGAGTCATAAAAACCCACTCCCTACAAAAATAATTTTTACTGTAATTTATTATACTGTCTTTTTTATCTAATGTCAAATATTAAAAACTATCTAAAAACAAGTTATATTGTGTTGTATTTTTCAATTGTAAAGTACTCTTGAAGGAACTGTTAGCTTCCAACAGCTCTAAGCTTTCTAGCTCTATTTTCCAAGTTCCTTTTTTTCCTGTTTTGATATATTGCCCACCTAGAACGCCCGTCTTGCAGTAGTTATATATCGTTTCTGTGCTAACCTTCAATCTGTTCGCCGCTTGTGAAACGCTAATATACTTAGCCATAAAGTTCCTCCTTCCTCTTTTTATCTTATAATAACACATTTTTTTCTCTTTGTCTTTATTTTATTACACAATACCACTCTTCTCGTTCAGACGAATGCCCAAACATAGACTTCTTATACTTTTTTGTTATAAATTTTATGTTTGGAAAAGCTTCTTGAATGAGTCTTGAAAGGGGATTTCCAACACTTCCAAATACCATAAAAACATTATTCCGATTTTGGTTGCTTTTGATAAACGCAACCAATTTCATATCATCTTCTTCCTGCCAACTCTTTTTATAATTATATCCTTTTTTGTTGTTAGTTCCTGCCTGCGTTCCTAGCACATAAGGCGGATCAAGCAAAATAAAACTGTTATCAAACTGCCAATTTTTGTTAAAAAATTCATGTTTTATGTGAATATTTTCCATTTTTTGTAAGTATTTCTTTAATGTTTGTACTTTATTTTCTGAATAAAAGCTACTTGATAGCGACCTTCCTTTGTTCATGCTACAAATCAGCTCTATATATAGCCTTTCTTCTACAGAAAACCCTAGAGGATTTTCATTCCAAAACTCTCTATATCTAGCTTTTAATTGCCCCCATTCTTTTTTCTTATAATAAGTTTTTCTAGCATCCTCTTTTTCTGTGCCTTGATAGATGAAGTCAATGACTTTCAAATACTGTTTTAATACCGTTTTTCTGTGCTTCACAAAACTTTCCACATGCTCATCCTTTATGTTTGCCAGAATTTGCACATCCGGAAAATCTTCTTTTAAATTCACAGCAACTTCCATTCCTCCTGCAAACAGATCCACATACTTTTCTTTCTTGTTTTCTTCAAAAATTCCCTTAATTTCATTGTAAAAACGCCCCTTACTGCCCATATATCGAAATGGTTTCTTTATCTTCATATTTCCTCCTGTACAATAAAAAAAGAGCCCAGTAATTCCTAACTTTTTTAAGTTAGAAAATACCGAGCTCTATGCTACAAAGTATCTTATTTATTCAATTTTTCCACTATTTTGATTGCAACTCTCTTGTTTGCTTCTACGATGTATCCATGTTTTATTTTCACCTCACACCAGCCATCATGCTTTTTCATTTCTTCAATTAAATATTTTTCGTTCTTTTCAATCTGTTTTTCTTTCATCCACTCTACCTCCACAACGTCATTTTTTCAAGTCTAAGTTTTATTAAAAAATAGACTATAAAAAATGGAAACTACTCTGAAAACATTAAGAAAAAAGCGCTCAAATTAGTTAGAGAACTATACAAAAAAGATGTTCGCCTATTTTTTAATGTAGGATCTACAGAACTTAATTCAACTGCCGGAATCATAAAGTATCTTGGAAGATATCTTGCGCGAGCTCCAATTGCAGAATATAAAATTGTTAATTTTAACGATAAAGAAGTTACTTTTTTCTATCAAGATTTAGCTGATAATAAAAATAAAAAATATCGCACAATGCCTATTGATGAATTTGTTCAACAGATTCTTATTCATCTTCCACCTAAAAACTTTAAATCTATTTCTAGATTTGGGTTTTATGCTAGGCATTTAAACTCTAAACTAAAAAAAGTTATTCTTAATTTTAAAAAGAAAAAGCAATTTGAACTTTCTTTTTATGTGAAATCTTCTTTAGAAACTTTTGATATTAATCCTTTTATTTGTCCTTTTTGTAAGATAAAGCTAAAAGTAAAAGAATTATTTTTAACCTCCCTCTGGTCTGGGTATGAAATTCATAAAATATATCCTTAATTTTCTCTAATTTTATTAGAGCTTTTTTGCATTCAACAATTTCTTATTTTTCTATAACTTTTCTATAATTTTACTCTTAATTACAATTTATATTTCCGTAAATTCTTTTTTTTTATTATTTTCCTATCTCTTTAAATTTATACTTTCCTATATAATAAAAAAAGCCAAGCTCTAAAATAGAGCTTGACTCTGGCAATTTCCTCTTAACTTTTTCGCCTGTTCATTGTATTTCTTGTAAAATAGAGATCTTGAAATATTCAATTTTTCAATCAATTCTTCATTACTCATTTTGTAGTTTGCACAAATCAACTCTTCTAATTTCTGTCTTATTTTTCTTTCCGTATTTGTGCATTTCTTGTAAGTACTACTCTTTCTTTCCCTCTTTGCTTTCAATAGTTTGTTTCTGAGTATAGAATCACTATTTCCAATCAATTGTAATAGCTTATCTCTTTCTCGCTGTGTGATAATGATTTTCATAAAACATTCTCCGCAGTTTCTGCAAACTTTTTTTTACTATCGTATTGACTCTTTGCCTACAAACGCCCATCTCTTTTGCTATCTCCTGTTGTTGATAGCCTTCGAAATAAATTTTTTTTAAAATAAGAGCCTCTTTCTCGTCACAAGCAAGCTTGATATATTGCTCTAATGTAGACTTTAGACAAATAGAATTTTCTTCGTCTATTGTTTTTTCGTCTTCGCTCTTAAAATCTCGATACTCAAAGTCTATCCGTATTTTTCGCTCCTCTTTACTCATCTTTTCAATCACATGTGCGGGAAGTCTATATTTTTCTTTCCCTCTATATCGCCTAATTCTTTGACGTATCCAATGAAAAGCGTAACTAGAGAGCTTTACTCCCTTGCTTTCATCGAATTTGTCAATCGCATGACAGAAAGCTAATATCCCTTCCTGAAATCCATCCTCTACATTTCCGTACATACGATTGATTTTATGAACCAAATTGATGTTTTTTTCTATCAATTCATTTCTAGCTTGTATATTCCCCTGCTTTGCTAGCCTTATGAGTTTAAGAGTTTCCTTCGTTTCCATTTTTAATTTTCCTCAACATTCAGAAGTTGAAAGTTTAAAATAATAATATCAGCTTGTATTCCAAAATGTTTTTCTGTGTTTTTTTCAATATATTTTTTCACTTCCTCTAAATCATCTATATCTTTTATTTCTTTGCTAGAATCAACGCCAATATTTCCCATTCCATTTTTCTTATTGCTAACAAAATAATAACTTACAAAATACTTATATATTTTCATTCCACCACCTCACACCAGACTTTTAATGCCACATATCTACGGAAATTTTCTTTTGTAATAACGCCATATCCGGTGTAAGCTTCATTGCTAAAGTCCACTTCTTCTTTATCACAGTAGTCCACCCAAGCTTTTTGTTTTTTATAATCTTCCATTCCATTAACTTCTATATATTTTTCTTTCTTAAAGATATATTTCATCCTACATCGCCTTCTTACTTCTTACGATTTTTTCTCTAGCGTTATTGATTGTTTCAGAAAGTTCTATTTTTTCTAACTCAACAAGTTTTAGCTCTTTTTCAAAGATTTCTTTCTTTTCCTTTATCTTTGCTAAAATAGCTTCGTATTCCGCTATGTCTGATTTCACTTTTTCTAAAGAAGCTTTCAGAAATGATACTCTTGTTTCATTTTTATTCTCAAAGTTTTCTTCCTCTTCAATAGCCCTTCGTAAATTTTTAAAAAGCACTTCGAGCATCTCTCGATTGCCTGTATCATCTAATCCAAAATCAATATAATAGCATGTCACTAAATTCTCTCCAGATGCCACATATGTCATCATAAGATCTTTTCTGATATAAAATTCAGCTTTCTTATGCCCCTCAAATTGAGCTGTTGTGACATATTCCGCTTGTTGAAATTCTAATTTTAAGCATTTTTCTAATTCTTCCGCTTCTTCCTCATGCCGCTTTCTCCAGCCATCAAATGTTCTGTCTGTAATGCCTGCTGCTTTGTATACTCTAGCCGCATATCTCATCAATGCGTGTCTTGTTATATTTACCTCTTTCATTCCTCTTCCTCCACTTCATATGCTTGTAGATAACTTTCTAATTCATCCCAATATACAATACCAATCTCAGCCCCTTTGGCAAAACCATATTCAATTAAGCAACCTTTCGAGTGTTGAATCTCTTCAAATTTTGGAATAGCTAAAATATCACATTTATCTAATAAAGATAAACAGTCTTCAATTCCTTTTTGATACTTTACATTATTGTATTGTCTTCCGAATGTATGAATCGGGCTTATAAACGTAACCCCTTTGTACTTCTGTAATTTTCCAATAAACTCTTCTACTTTCTTTTCATTTTGCTCATCGCCAGCATACGGATGTGCAATATATACCAATAAACTAATCATAAATTCCCCTTTTTTCTCTTCCATTCTTCAATTTTTTCAAGTGCTATGATAACCCTACTAGCTTCTTCTTTATTCAAGCGAGTCAGCGATATATCATAGCCTGCCTGCTTTTCAATTTCCCTTGATAATGCTTGCTTGTAATCTTCTCCATATATCCTTTTAGCCAGTCCCTTAATCCTTATTTTTTGCTTGTAGCTCAAGTATGGAGATTCAAAGCCAAGTTTTTCAAACTGTTCTAGTAATCGCTCGAATTGTGCATAAGTCAAGTCCTTAGAGCTTTTCACATTGAATTGATGAAGAAGAGCTCTATACTCTTCTTCCTTCAATCCTAGTTCTTGCTTTGCCACATGAATTAAAGAGATATGATTTCTACTTAATTCTCCCATCTTATACCCCTGTCATAGTAAGAGGGATATATTTCTTTTGCCCGGTTGCAGAATCTCTTATATAGCATTCAATAAATGTGCTCGTTTTCAAAGGTTTATAGGCTTCCTGTATGATTTTTACACCCTCTAAAAATTCTTTATCGTTTGTTTCTTCCGCTACTTTTTGCAATTCCAATACTCTATTAGCCCTTAAATTCCCGTTTTTATCCTTCTTCAACAAAAGATTTATAATTTGCTCAATTTCTCCCTTCTTTTCTCCAGAAGCTAAAGATTGAATATATTTTTTGACTTTCTCGATCCCCGCATGCACTGTGTCATCAAAAGCATCCGTATTACGATAGCCAATTGTTACACTTTTTCCGTCTTGTGTAGTAAATGTATGAGTCAATTGATTATCACGCACCCCATACAACTCTTCTTTCAACTCCACAATCGTTGCATAATCATCAAATATCGTTTGCTTGACGATCCTTAGATGTTCAGATAATTCTTGAAGAATTTTGAAATTTTTTTCTGTTACTTCTTCCATCATTTTTTTGTAGTTTTCTCTTTCTTCTTTTACTCTCTTTTTTTCTTCCAATTCTTCCGCTACCAATTGTTTCCTCAACACTTCTCTTTCTTCCTGTGTCATGTTTTTTACATCAATCATTTTGTCCCTCCTATCGCAATTTCTCCATCAATCACAAGCTTTAATACTTCTTTTCCGTTGTTTTTCCAAACTCCGTCTTCCACTTTTATTTCTACTGCTCGTTCTTCAAATATACAAATAATTTCAGTATCCTTAACTTCAATCAAATACGCTGCAAAATAAACCGTACTCTCTTGTGTCATCATTTTTACTTTAATCATAATTCTCCTTTTATCTTCTTATCATATCTCTTCTTAACATAGAATATATCTACAATAATTCATTGATTTCCTTAATTTTTTTTAAAATTTTTCGACTAATTTTCGAATATTCTTCGTCCAACTTTTGAATATTCTTTTTTCCGCTCTTATGATATTGTTTTATAATATTTTTCCTTTTCATAACATCCACAGCCAAAGAGTCTAAATGTGTGTTGACTGTTTCCGGATTTTTAATATTTAATTCAATACAAATTGCCCTTTTCGTTGCTTCTAAATGCTCCATTTTTCCTCCTACAATGCCTTGATTTGATATTCTAAATCGTTTAATTCTTCTTCCAATTCCCGAAATCTATACTGTAAATGCTTTTTAAATTCTTCCTCTGTTACTTCTTCCAGTGCTTCCTTTAAATACAATAGTGATTGTTTTTTCCATTCATATGCCTGTCCTAAACGAATGGCTTCTTTTACATTTCTTAACTCCATAATTCCTCCTTACACTACATTTATCATTTGTGAAGATGCTTTCAAATATCGCATAGTAATCACTCCTGCTGTTTCCTCATAGTTTTCATTTACCAGAGAACTAACCATACCCAATAAATTCTCTAAAATTCTTGCACTTCCTTTACATTCCTTATGTAAGTAAGTTGCCATTTTTACAATGTCATCTTCTTTATATAAGTCAATATCTTCTCCAATAAATTTCCTAAAAATTAAGTCCACATCTGCCATTTTTAATTCACTTAATAGCATCCATATAGCCGCTCTGGAGTATAGATATTCATATTCTGCCTTATATCCAGTTACTTTTTGTCTTAGCTTTTCTGTTCCTGCTAAAATCAACCCTATCCCTGTTTGATCAGCAATCGATCTGATATTATCAATGACCTTTGCTGTCAAGTGTTCGCTCTCATCTACAATTAAAATCGTTTCTGTAAACCTTAACCTAGATTTAATCTCCTCTTTCAAAGCATAGAGCTGTTTTTTTTCGCCCATTTTTAATTCTTTTGCAATCTTTTTCATCACTACCGTTGCATTATCTCCATTCTCTGCTGTAATAAAAAGAGTCTGTGCTCCATAAAGCTTTTTATATTCCTGCAAAGCATGTGTTTTCCCTATTCCAGCCCGTCCAATGATGTATCCAATTTTCGCCGATGATAAAATTTCATTCGCTGCATTAGAAGCGACATATTTTGCAATTTGATTGATAGCAAAAAACACTTTTCTTTTTACCTCTGTATCCACCGAAAATGTAATTCTCTTCATTTTTGCTTGATGCCGTTCTATCAAATCCTCTATTTTATTCAAGTATTCATCCATTTGCCCCTTATAAGTACCTTTTCTTACTTCCGATAGTGTACTAGACCCGATGGATAACATCGTTGCTATTTTGTTGTAACTAAGCCTTTTTTCCTGTACAAATTTATCCAGTTTGGCTATTACAGCCTCTCGCCTATTCATATTTCTTTCCTCCTCACTCCACAGGAAACTCTAAATTTCCAATTTTGATTGTGTCTTTTTCTTTTTTATTTATTTTTTTTGGTTGGAGTTCTATTTCTTCTATAATTTCTTTCCTATGCAAAGTTTCCTCGATATACTCAATGGCAGGTGTATACGCCAATTCTGCCCTAAGCTCCAGCTCTTTATTTATTAGCTTTTTCAAGTCTTTTCGTATTTTTGCCACAGCTTTATACTGTGTAATATCCGTATAGCTACCATGATTCCAAAGCTCTGCTTTGCATAGAAATTCTCCAGACATTTTGTAAATATACATAAATGTAAGATTATGAGGATCATATTTTATTCTCACTTTTTCTTTTAAATGTCTAAATAATTCCGGATGTACATACATATTTCCTAAAAAGGTTACCCCATTTTGTACTACCGTTCTAGCATCTTCATATAAGAAAAGAAGTCTTAATTTGTCCTCCGGAATCATAAACCGTTCGTCTTCCGGTAATTCTTCCGTGAATGCCTCAAGAGGAGTTCTGCCATTCATCCCATTCCCTCGATGTCCATCTCGACCCGGAAATTTGTAATACATGTGATTTCTGAACTCTACATACCCTTCTATGATTCTTTCTAAATCCTCTTGTTCAATCACAAACTTTCCTAATTCAATATCTTTCAAAAGCTTTTTAACCATGTCTGGACGCTCTAAAATATTTCCTCCTTTGTAGCTTATAAACCTTTTTGCAAAGTCTTCTTTAAAGTCTACAAAGATTCTTTCAATGTTCTTTGCTTGAGCATTGTAGGGGATTGCATGCCTCTGATGATCCTTTTCAATCCCCAATGCGGCATAAATACCTTGAGTTTCTTTGAGTTCATTTCCTTTCAAGATTTGCCCTTTATAAGCCTTTCCATTGTCCGTATAAATTGCCTTCGGTCTCCCCCAACGTTCTATCCCATTCTTTAGAGCCATAGCAATACTTTCCGTCGTTTCATTCCAGCTTATTGTCCACCCTACTACCATACGAGTCTTAACATCCATCCAAAGAATCCATTTCGGAGAGCTAACAATCCTTTCCCCTTTACTATTTTTCTTAAAGGGATGTCGGCATAAAAATTCCATATCATGCCCGTCAGAAACCCATAAATCATTTGGTTTTAAACTGCTATAATCTCTAATGACGTAAGGTTGGTGAGTATCTTTAAACTCTTTCTCTGTCATTCTTGCATAGTCTTTTACCAAGCTACTTAAATCTTGATTGATATAGTTTCGCACTGTAGCGTAGCTTACCGCATACATTCCATATTCCTGACAAATCATCGTATAAACTGTTTTCATACTCAGTTTATTTTTACTTAAGTAGATTCTTTTCACTCTTTCTGCGATTTCCATCGTCATCTTTCGACATCCTCGAGATTTTCCATAGTTTGTTGCCAAAGCTAGGGGATTATCTTGATTTTTTTGATAGACTCCCCACCATCTTCGCAACGTTCCGACAGACATTTTCTTTACCACTTCGAACTGTTTTGGAAAGCGTTTGGAAGCCTCTTTTACAAAACTTTGAATGATTTCTTCTTTACTCCCTAACATTTCTTCATAATCTTTCTGAAGTTGAATACATAAATAGTATCTAGCCCAAGCGATATCTTGATTCCAAGAAGGGAGTTCATCAATGTTTCTATACTCTGCTAAAGCAACTGTTCTCGCTTTTTCTTCCTTTGCTTGCACTTCCGGTATTGCAGGAACTCCTAAATATTCATCCACATCTTTTTTCGCATAAAAGGATTTTATCGTTCCATTTGCTTTTCTTTTCTCCACTTGCCAGCCATGCTTTACTGCCAATCGTGCAACCGTGGTTCTGCTTTTATGTAATTTTTCCTCGACTTCTTGTGTCGTATAAAATTCTTTCATAGCACCACCTTACACTATTTTAATTTGTAGCTCCTTTTCAATTTTTCCCTTTAACTCCTGATTTTCTGTAATTTTTCTTACCACTCTGTAAATCTTTTGCCTTGTTTCTCCCAGTGCCTCTTCTAATTCTGCAATTTTCATTCCTCGTAAAAACAGAGCTTTCCGAAATTCTTTGTAATTTCTATCTCTTTCCCGAATCACTCCCGGAAATTTCTTCAACTCTTCTTTTAGCTTATTTTCAACCTCTTCTCCATATTCTCCACGCATAAATCGTCCCCAATCATAAATTCCCAGTATCATCTTTGCTTGACTCACCGGCATTTCGGTATCAATCATTTCACACCGAATTGCTCGTGTTCTTGCCAACACTGTTTGATAACGATTTACTTCCTTTTCTAAACCTTTATCCATTTATCTCACCAACTTTTCTACCTTTTGAATCATTCTTCTGTAGATGTTTGGATGTTTTCGTAACTCTTGTAATAGCCATTCATATTCTTTTTTTGTTGCCATATTGCCTCCTTTATTGCTATAATAGAGGCAAGCTATATTAACGTATAGCTCACCTCGGGATTAAGCAGTACCGTCCAAAGTAGATGCTTAATCCCCCAATATTACTCCCCTCTTTTTGTACCATTGCCGAATACTTGCCATACTTTGATTTCCTATATATTCTTGCATTTCTTTTTTCTTCCCTTGTTTCCACATTTCCAGAGCCACTGCATGCCGCAAATCACTGAATGTCATTTGTTCTCCTAAAAATTCCTTTGTATACTTTCTTAAAAGAAGATATACATTCGTTTTGTGCATAATTTTGCCATGTACTGTGAAAAGATACTTCTCTATTTCGTTTCTCTCCACATATTCCAAATATTCTTTTGCCAAGGTACTGTGAATTTTCTTTCCTCTGATATACCACCCTTCCTTTCTCGGCTCCAAATCATCGACTTGATATTTTAAAACTTCGGAAGGATATTCTCCGGTTTCTAACATCAAGCCAAACAACAACCGCTCTCGCTTGGGTATGCTTGCAAGAAGTAAAGAAATCTCATCCATACTCACAACTCGCCCGCTTTCCTGTCTCTTGTATTTTTTGATATTTCTCGTAATATCAATCCCCACAACTTCTTCAAAAAAGAACTCTAAAGCATTGAGTTTTACCAGAATTGTGTTTTCGCTTTCTTTCATCAATTTAAAGTCTAAGTATCGTATGACATCTTCTTTTGTCAGTTCTAAGATGTCTTTTTTTGTGTATTCTAAAAAGTCCTTTGCTACTTTCATGTAGATTTCTACTGTCGATGCCGCATACTCCCGGAATAATAATTCCGAGCGAAGCATCATCAAATCAATCTCCCATGTTCTCATTTTTTTATTCTCCCATCATCTCCATAATTTCTTCTATTGTCTGTTGACTGACTTGAATAGAAGTTTCCATTTTCTTCATTTTTTCTTCTATTTTATCCAATCTTTCCTTTGTTTCTTCATAACTTGCTACAATTCTCTCCAGCATAGGAATAACCTTTTCTTCTTGATCATTATCCATCTTTTCTGTAAGCTCTTTCATCTGTAGCAATATTTGATCCGCTTGTTGATGAGCCAATACTTGATGCCCTTGTGGAACTAATTCCCCTTTCCGAAGTCTTTTTAAAAGAGTTCTGACAAACTTCCGGAACTCTTCCGCTTTCTTTGTTCTAGCTTTGAAGGCGACTTCATAGAGTCCGTCTTCTGTGAAAAACCTTTTTTCTCTTTTCTTCAGAATTCCTCCTTCTAAGGAATCCACTTTCATCAAGAAAGAGAACTCTTTATCCCGGAGCTCCGGATTATTTACCATTAAATCTTTGAATGTTCTTGTATCACTATATCCCATTGCTTGCGAAACTTGCTCCATTGTAAACAAAAACTTATTCTCTGAACGATAAACGTCTATTGTCATTCCTTCAAACATTTGTGTTGTAATGAGTTGATTCATGCCTTCCCCCTACATATTTTCTAATTTTTGCTTAATTTCCTCTAACTCTTTTTCAGCTTCTTCCAATGCTATCTTTGTTATTCTTTCTGAAATTGGCATTAAAATAGTTGCCATCCCTCTATGAAAATAATTTTTGCAAATGCTATCACAACTTAAGTAAAAAGTAGTTCTTTCTTTCTCTAAAAAACGCTTTACAAATTTAATATCTTCTTCTAACTCTTTCTTTTTGTTTTCTAATTTAAAAATTTCATTGATTTTTTCTTGTGTCATGCTATTTCTCCTTATTTTCTCCATAGTTATCACATATTTCCAAAGATGATATATTCATTAAACAAATAATTACTTGCTCTTGGGCTCCTTCAGGAGTATAATCATTTTTTATTTTAATCCAAGAAACTCCTTCGAGAAGTTTTCCATTTAATTCTACTCGACAACCCATTTCTCCATTTTTTATGATTCTTATTTGATTTCCTGCCACAAATTTACTCCTTTATTTTGAAATTTTCATAGGGTATTTTTCGATGACTCCACAAAATTCGATACCCGGTAGATGTTTTATAAATTGGATTCTTACTTATGAATGAAGTTTCCTGATTATAAATCAATACCCTTCCTTGAGTTCTCATTCCGAATTGAGCCACTTTCTTTTCTATCTTTGTCTTATCTCCCCTTTCTTCTAAAATAACCAATTTTTGGTATCTTGGTCTTGTTTTTAAAAATTCCTCAAATGTCATTTTTCCCCCTTTCAAAATTTGCTATAGTACAATTATTCATTTTGAGATATAATATAATTAATATGTATATTATATGTATCAATATATTTTATCGGAGGCGATCAATATGTGGCTATCTATTGAAAACACTTGGTTATTATTTTATATTTTGATACACCCTTGTAAAAGCAGAGAGGAATTACTCAATAAATTTGAAAACTCTTCTCTTGATTTTTTAATTAAAAATAAATATGTAATACAAACAGGTAGTGAAGTAAAAAAAGACGATATTTATATTGGAATTGACTTTTTTTATAAGATTACCCGCAATGGAATAAAATTTTTACTCAAAAAAGCTTTTATCGCTTTTATTTTGTTCTGTTTTTCTTCCCTTTTAGGAAAATTTCTATTTTCCTAAAACTTTCAATAAACTTATAAGAGAAGCAGTAAAAAAGGCAAAGCTTCCAAGAACCAATGCAAAAAGGAATAAACGAGCTTCTATATTTTCAAGGGAGCTACTTTTTTCCTCTTCTCCTATCCTTTTCTTTACAATAAATTGTACCCGATCTTCAGATTTAAAAGCTCCATAGTACTCCCAACCTTCTTTTAGGTATTCATTGACATTTTCTTCAGATACCACTTTTATTTCCTCATGTAGCAT